GTTTTCATGGCTAAGGACAGTTTCGATGTTTTTTTGCAGGGTGACAAGAAAGGTGTCCTTGTCACATAGTGTTTGGTTGATGGCGGTAACCAGCGCCTGCTCTATGGTGCTTTCCAACACCGTTCGGGCATCACAGAACAGGCCGGTATTTTCCAAGCGGCTGACGCACCGCCAGACGATGGATTTCTTTCCTCGGTTGTTCCAATGAACCCTGCGGAAAACCTCGCCGCAGTTGCCGCAGATAATCATCTGAGCGAAACAGTGGTTGCTGCTGAAGGTTCTGTTCTTGCCATTTGGACTGGTGTGGACGATGCGGCGACGAATGAGTTCCTCCTGCACCTGCATGAAAATTTCACGCGGGATGATTGCCTCATGGCTGTTTTCTACATAGTATTGCGGAACAAGACCGTTATTCTTGACCCGCTTTTTCGTAAGGAAGTCAACGGTATAGGTTTTCTGGAGCAGGGCATCTCCAATGTACTTCTCATTTCGTAAAATCTGATTGATATTGCTGGTGTGCCATCTTTCATTACCGGCGCCGTTGAGGATGCCATCCGACTCTAGGCCACGGGCAATCTTCAGCATACTGGCTCCCTCAAGGTATTCTCGGTAGATGCGCTTCACAATTTCAGCTTCCTCAGGAACAATGATAAGACGCTTGTTTTCATCCTTGGTATATCCGAGAAACCAGTTGCAATTCACCTGAATCTCACCCTGCTGGTATCGGTATTGCAGGCCAAGCTTCACATTCTGGCTCAAGGACTGGCTCTCCTGCTGTGCGAGGGAAGCCATAATGGTGAGCATGACCTCGCCCTTGGAGTCCATCGAGTTGATGTTTTCTTTCTCGAAGAATACCGGAATGTTCTTTTCTTTCAATTGGCGGATGTATTTCAGGCAGTCCAGCGTATTTCGGGCAAATCGGCTGATGGATTTGGTAATGATCATGTTGATGTGACCTGACATGCACTCATCAATCATGCGATTAAATTCATCACGCTTTTTGGTATTGGTACCGGAGATGCCATCATCCGCATATATCCCGGCCAGATCCCAGTCCGGGTGGCCATTGATGTAGGTCGTATAATGTTCAATCTGTGCTTCATAGCTGCTGGCCTGCTCATCGCTGTCAGTGGAAACGCGACAGTATGCAGCCACCCGGAGCTTTGGTTTTTCTTCATCTTTCTTTTTGCCACCGGCATGGTTCCGTGCCGGAATCAAAGTGACATTTTTACTAACGCCCATTTTCAGTTATCTCACTTTCTATCAAATTATAGGCATATTCAGCCTGTGTGAACGGATCATCAAACTGCTGTGTTCCTTCGTTTATATGGAAGGCGGTGGGAAAGACGACCTCAGGTTCTTCTTTTGGCTCCCAGATGCGCCCGAGTTTTGTAGCCCGCCTTATACGTTCCACTTCCGCCGCTGCAAAGATTTTAATATCAATAATTGCAGGGTAAAATTCATCACCGAGATAATGGACATTCCGCAGCATTCTCCCGATGCCACCATGGAAGGAGCTTATTTCAGCTTTCTTAGCAGCTGTAGCCAATGAATCTCCGGACAAATAGGACTGATATACAATCTTTATCTGTTCTGAAGCTTTCTCATCAATTACGGCTTTACCGTTTTCAATACGGTAGCCAAATGGTGTGTGGCTCATTTATTTCACCAACCTTTCTTTTAGGGTGAGTCCGCATTTTAATTCAAAGCCAATTTCTGACCGTGAAAATACAACAATCCGCTCTACAAAGCTTTCAAAAACCTCTCCGTCAAAGCAAGTCAGCATCATTGCTTTTGTCACATATCGTAGCAGTTCACTGACCTCGTTCAGGCTTTGGGTATCGCTGTTTAAAAAGTTGACTAAGGATTCCTTAAGGCGTTGCAGGCGTTCGGTCTCCTGCAGCAGTTCATTGTTCCCCTTATTGTAAGCGGCAGGCTCAAGGTAGCCTTTGGTCATCAGGCCGACCAGTACCTTTCGCTGTTCCGCGTTTTCTTCGAGTTTCTTATCAAGCTCCTGAATGCTTACCAGACTGTCGCTGGAATTCATACCACGCAGGCTCACAAGCAGCGGCCTTAGGACGGTTTTATGTCCAAAGATGAGCTTGTTCATCATGGTGATAAACGCGAATTCAAAATCGGACTCAGGGATATATTTCATAGAGCATTTTTTGATGTCTGCGATGTGAGTGGAGCAGCACCATGCGATATACTTTTTACCGCTTGAATGGCTTCTACGTTTGAATGTGCCGCCACACTGACCGCAGATGATTTTACCGGAAAACGGGTAACGGTTTTGGTATTTCTGATTGCGCTTTTCTACACCTTTTTCCTTGCCGCGTTGCACAATGACTATCTGTGTAGTTTCAAAAACTTCATGGCTGATAATCGCTTCATGATGATTTTTAATCAGATACTGGTCTTTCTCGCCGTAATTGTTGTGTCTGTTGAAGTACTCATCGGTATAGGTCTTCTGAAAAATGGCATCGCCGGTGTATTTTTCGTTGCTGACCATCCCGCGAATGGTTGTTGCTGTCCAACGGCCGCCTTTCTTGGTTGGCACCTTGCGGTGGTTTAGGTCATCCGCAATTTTGTGTGTACCTTTGCCAGATAATACTTCAGCAAAGATAAACCTCACAATTTCCGCTTGATTTTCATTCACAATCATCTTCCCATCCACATTGTCATAACCATAGGGTGGATAGGAGATTTTGAAAGTTCCGTTTTGGAACCGGCGCTTTACTGACCACTTGCTGTTTTCTGCGATGGAGACTGACTCGCTTTCGGCCAGTCCACTCAGGATTGACAGCATGAGTTCGTTTTCCATTGACCCGGTATTGATATTTTCTTTCTCGAAATAAATGAAGATTCCTAGAGACCAATAAGCTTTCTTACCAGTTCCAAGCAGTCGGTCGTGTTTCGGGCAAACCGGCTGATAGATTTAGTCACAATGAAGTCGATTTTCTTGTTTTCACAGTCGGCAATCATCCGAAGCAGCTCAGGTCGTTTTTCCTTTTTCGTACCTGTGATACCCTCATCATAATAAAGCCCAGCAAACTCCCAATCCGGATTCGCCTTGATATAAGATTCGTAGTGCTTGATCTGTGCCTCGAGGCTGACAAGTTGATCATCATTGTCAGTAGATACACGGCAGTAGGCCGCAACGCGTAGCTTGGAATGTTTTGTGAAGTCATCTGAATTTTGAGCAATTTTAGTTACCTTTTTCAACTTTTCGCCTCCTTGTTAGTGTCACATGTTACCTCTGAAACCAAGTTATATCAACGGTTTTCGGGCATAATCTGTGCCAGGGCAGGTGAGAAAGATTTACGGTTTAGTGTGGTAATTTTGTTAAATTCATCTACAGTAATCAGGTCTTTTTTTAACATGGATTCTAGTAGCTGCTGAGCAAGAAAATAATCATATTCATGTTGTAATTGCTCCTGTGAAACAGGTTTTTTTTCGTACTTTAATTCTGGCATTCCATCTGTAACGTTTGTCATATATCGTATCCTCCAATCGGAGGGCAACAACCCTCTCACCATCCACAGGACAGTAGAGGGCGGATTGAGTACCGAGAGCAGAAAAAAGCCGCCGAGCGAAATCAATCACTCGGCGGCTACTTTGACAGTTATTCAGTTTTGATAAAAGCGTCGGTAAAACCGGCCGCCTTGACCTTGGCAAGCATGGCTTCTGCATTAACTTTTTGTGAATATGCTCCTACTTGCACACGATAGTATCGTGGTGTGGTTGCTGGTGGCGGTATTACGGGTGACACTTGCTTTTTAGCAATGTTAAAGGTATTTACTATCGCAACAACGTAGGCTCTTGCAATAGCGTCTTTGCTGTTAATAATCCACTGTGCCGTCTGTGGATTATCATGGAAGTCGGTTTCTGCTAAAACAGTTATGAGTCCGTACTGGTTAGGCGTTCTAATCTCACCATAGCCACTGCCATTAAAAGCATTCATGCCACTGGCTACCGATGTAGAGCGATTACTCTTAACAGGGCAGATGGCATTAAGCTCTTTTACAATATTTGTTGCCAGTGCTTTACCGTCACTATTACTTGGGTGATAGAATGCCACCGCCCCACTTGCCTTGCCAGCACCACCAGCGTTACTATGAATTGCAAGATATACATCACAGCCTTTTGTTTTCGCTTCTTTAGGTCTACCATCAGAGCCAATGCTAAGAGAGATCGTCGCCATTACCGTTTCACAATCATACTCCGCGTCAAGAATGGCCTTAACACGCTTTGCGATATCTTCCATCTGCACCTTTTCATTAGTATCGCCGACACAATAAATGTTTGAAGGTTGATTTGACGGGGATAGATATATTTTCTTACTCATTTTTGTCACCTCCATTGTGTAATTGTGCAAGCACATCTTTTAACTTTTCTGGTATTGGCAGCCCAATGCTTGTAGCATTTTCTAAAAGACTTATGCCCTCATTTGAAATATAAAAGAAAATAACTGCGGTTCTTATGGCATCACCACTGCCA